AACCCCAATGGAAATGTATCTTTTAGATTCAACCTTAATAACCGCTCAAATCACGCCTACTCGTTATCCTACTTATAGATTATCGACTAGCACTTATGGTTTTAACAAGGATGAGCCATTAGAATATTTCCAAGTTATTCATGCAAGTGAAATGGCTTGGCAAGGTAGCGCTGGTTTTAACAAAGGCATTTTAGCTACCGAACTTGTATCGCTTGATCAAGATATTGACCTTTATTCAAACTTTATTATGCTTAATGGTGCTAAACCAAGCGGCATGTTTGTTACAGACCAAGTTATTCCTGATGCTAAATTTAAAGAAATAGCGGCAAGATTAAAAGAAGCATGGACTTCTTTAACAGGCTCTAAATCAACCGACTTATCTAAACCAGGTCAAGGTATGTTGTTAGATAACGGCATGAAGTATATGCCATTAAATATGCTAACACTTCAAGATGCTGATGCACGCGCATTAAAAGAACAAACTATGAAGCGTATCTGTGGTTTATTTGGTGTTCCGCCATCTATGCTAGGTATTGGCGATAGCAAATATAATAATACTCAAACTATGCTTGATGAATTTTATAAATCAACAATGTATCCAATGATTGTTAATATTCAGCAAAAGTTTAAGTCATCTTTACTAAATGGCTACCCAAACCTCTGTATTGAATTCCAAACTGAAAACTTTTTAAAAGGCGCACCGCTAGATCAAATGAATTATGCCGTAGCAGGTGTGAATAATGGTATAATCACACCTAATGAAGCGCGAGAATATCTTGGCAAAGAAAACTTTGAAGGCGCAGACGAATTAAAAGATACATCAAAACAAGCTCGACCTATTAGCGGCACTTCACCTCAAGATACGGGTGGCGGTGGCAACACTTCTAGCGTTGGCAAAACAGGTCAGGCAGGAAAAGCCTAATGACATTAAAAGAGCTACTCGATAAATTAACGCAACAGGCTAAAAAAAGAAAGCCTAAACCTGTTGAAACTAACGGAATGAAAAATAAGGGAGTTCCAATCAATGATTAATAAACTAAATTTTGAAAAGTATTTTTTTGAATCAAAAGTTGAATTAGGTGTTCAAGCAGACGAAGCCATGCATGAAACTGGTTTGATTGAAGCTATGGTAACAACTTTTGGACCAAGAGAAGGTGCTGATGGTCGTAAGTTCAATTATAAAGCTGAAGGCTTTGCTAATTGGATGGATGAATTTATGAAATCAGAAAAACCTTTGCCAATGTATTTTCAACATAACGATATGTCAATGCCAGTTGGTGAATGGTATGAATTCATGATGGATGATGAAGGCATGCATGCAAAAGGTAAAATGTTTCTTAATACAAGCATGGGTAAAGACTTATATACCATTATGAAAGAAAGCCCAAATCTTGTTGGCGGTGTTTCTGTAGGCGCTTATGCAGACGAATACTGTATGACAGATAAAGAAGGCAATGTTTTAGCAGACGATGATGATATGGATGAAGCTTATTTCCAAATTACTAAAGGCGGATTAAGAGAAGTATCAATTGTTATGCAACCAAATAATTTAGATGCTGAAATCTCGAAATTAGAGTGCTTTAGAGCCGATGGTTCTTTAGACTTAAAACTTATCGAGAAAGCATTGCGTGATGCAAAACTTTCAAGAAAAGATGCGACCACCGCATCTTCAATTTTCAAACAAATTTTAGAATCTCGGGATGAGCCTAAAGTTATTTTTGAAAATACACCTATTCAGAGTGAATCCGATGCGGTGGTAAACCAAGAAGCAGAATTGCTTAAAGCTTTTGAGCAAAGAGAACTTCTTAAACATCTTAACAATCGTTTAAAAGGATAAATCATGGAAAAAATCATTGAAAAATTAGACGCTATAGAAGCGGCAAATTTAGCAAAGGTAGCTGAAGTAACAACTACTGTCGATGCTAAAATTGCTGAAACTGTAGCTTCTTTTGATGAAAAAGTAGCGGCACTTGAAGCTAAAGTTGCTTCAATTAATGCGCCTTCAACAATTAAAACATACAAATCAATTTCGCAAGAAGTTAATCGTATGGTTAAAGGACAACTTGCTGAATTTATGAAAGGCAATGGTCGCGTAGAAAAAGAAATTAAAATGTTTGAAGATGCTGGTCAATATGACGCATACCTCAAAGAAGCTTCAACTCTAACAGGTTCAGGTGCAGGCATTGGTGGTAGAACTGCTTATGATCCAGTATTTGCGGCATTGCGTTTAGAAAATCCTATGCGCGGTGTATCTCGTTCAGTTGCTACTGACGCTTCTACATATCAATTTAGAGCTAAAACAGGTAATGCTGGTGCTGGTTGGGGTTATGGTATTGTTAATAATACTGCGGCTACAACTGAAGCAACTTCAATTTGGCAATTAAACTTAAAAGACTTAAATGTTCAATTCCCAATTAGAACTGCGGCTTTAGATGACATCGATGGTTTAGAATCTAATGTAGTTTCAGATATGTTAGCTGAATTTAGCCAACGCGAAGCTCAATCTATGATCACAAACAACGATCAAGGTGCGGCTACTGCAACTGGTGGCGGTGGTTCTGACGGCTTACGCGGTCTTAATCAATATCCTGGCGCTAATGCTTCTTACACAGGCGGCACAACATCAGCTTCAGATTTTGGCTCATCAGGCACAGCATCAAGCGATGGTTTGCATGATCTAGCAACATACGATCAATTAACAACAAACGGAAACGCATTAACAAACAATGTAACTTATGAAGATGTTGTTAATTTTGTTTATGCATTACCACAAGCATATTGGACACCTAATGCTAAATTTGTTATTAACCCTGTAATGCTTTCAGCAATTCGTGGTTTAACAGATACACAAGGTCGCCCAATTTATGTTGATGGTTTAGCACGCAATGATGGTATTGTAGGCTCATTACTAGGTTTTGATGTTGTTGTTAATACTTATGTAAATGCACCTTCTAAATATTCAGCATCGGCTGGAACTGATAGTTTATATCCAATGTATTTTGGTGACTTTACTAGAGGTCATACTATTGTTGATCGTTTAAACATGGTATTACGCCGTTATGATCAAACATTGCCAGGTTCTATTACTTTCTATGGTGAAAAACGATTAGCAACATCTATTGTTGATCCTTTTGCTTTAGTTCGTTACAGATCAACTGCAACTGCTGATCTATAGCATTAATGTAATACGGGGAAAAGGCGGTTTTATCGCCGCCTTTTTTTCTTAACTAATTAGGAATACAAATGAATACATCTGAAAAAATTTTAAATGGCATTAAACAGGCTTTAACTGAAGGTCAAGCCACAGTTAATTTTACTGATAATAATAAGACCAAAGATGTAGAAGAAGCATCAACGCTAACAGGATCAGGCTTAAATATTGGTGGTCGAGTTTATTTTGATGACGCTTTTGCCGCTTTAAGATATGCAAACCCATTTAGAATGGGAAGCCGTCAAGTTACATACACAGGATCAGCCGCTCAATTCGTGGCTAAAACAGGTAATGCCGCAGACGCAACAAACCCTTTTACATACCCTGTAACTCCAAATAGTGGTAGCCCAAATATTGCTACAACAATATGGCAATTACCTACTAGAGTTATTACTGCACAATTACCAATTAGAACTGCCGTTATGGATGATATTAATGGCATCGATCCAGCTATATCTAACGACTTAATGCTTGAGCTATCATCGCTAGAAGCACAGTCAATGGCTCTTAATGACGATCAAGCAGGCTCAACAACAACAACAACTGGCGGAACTGATGGTTTGCGCGGTTTAGTTGTATATAGCACAAGCACTTCAGCCGCATCTTATGGCTCAAGCGGAACTGCTATAACTAATGGTATTCATACTGTTTTAAAAGAAGAATTTTCAGCATCAGCAATTACTTATGACGACATTGTTAATGCGGCTAATTTATTGCCTGGTCAATATTGGGCATTACCTACAACTGCATGGCACTTACATCCTTCTTTAATTTCTCAATTAAGAAAATTAAAAGGATCAACAGGTGGCGCTCCAATGTTTGTTGAAACGGGAACGGAAGACGGCGGATCATTAGTTTATTTATTCGGATTCCCAGTAATTGTTAATCCTTATTTAGCCGCTCCAGCCGCAGGTAAGATTTCAGGCGTGTTAGCAAATTGGGATCAATTCTTAACTATTGCTGATGCAGAGGAAATGAATATTAAACGCTTTGATCAAACTGCACCTGGCTTTATAACTTTATTTGCAGAGAAACGATTAGCATCAACTGTTAGAAATCCTTTTGCAGGCGTATTTTTAGTAGGGGTTTAATAATGAGCGACACGCTTGGGCAAGTGCCGTATGGAACTACTCGCAATCCGTTCAACTATGATAAGTTTGAACAGATTAGTCGCGACTTAACTACAAACTGGCTAACAACTGAAGAAATAGCGCAACAGTTAAATTTAGGAACTGATGAATCGCAAGATGCGTATTTAGAAAGTTTAGAATTAGCGGTTCGCATGCATATTGAAGATTATCTTGGTATGTCAATTTTCCCTACATCATATAGGGTTTATTATGGCTTATCAGCAAATTTTTCAACGCCTGTTTATTTAGATTTGCCAGTTACAAGTTATGTTGATAAGTTTAATAGCGGTAATTTAAGCATTACAAAAGTTGCTTATTACAACGGAAGCACACCAAGCGTTTTAACAACTATTGCTTCAAGTAGTTATTATTATGATTCGACAGGAAATAAAGTTGTATTAAATAGCGGCATTCCATCGGATGTAAGCACTTATAGAACAAGTCCTGTTATTGTTGAATATACACAAAATGCAAACTTTACACAGGCTTATCCTGTAATTAAGCAAGCTGGTTTATTGTTATTTACTCATCTTTATAATAATAGATCAGAATCAGTTGCAGGTGGCTTGCAAAAGATTCCTTATGGAGTGGATTGTTTATTAAGACCTTATAAACCATTGGTAATGTAAATGGCAATAACAAAATTTGAAACAGTAGAAGTTAATGACTTGTCTTTTGCCACAAGTAGTTATGGTGAAACACAAACAACTAAAACTCTTAAATTTACAAGCAGACCATTAATATCTGAAGTCAGAGCTAATGTAGCTACTTCAGAAAAATTTAGAATATATAGTGATTTGGTGCAAATGAAATTTAACTACACACCATATACTAGAGATATAGTAGATAACGATAATTTATATTCAATAACTTATCAAAATGTTGATTGGCGAATAGCTGATTCTAGTATATCTAATGATAGAATGAGTGTAACTTTAATATGTTACTTTAACAAACCAAGTGTAGATGTATAGATGGCAAACCAACAAGATGTTAGGGAATATGCACAGGCAATACAGGCACAATTATCTAGTATAGTTACGCCTATACCTGTATATGCTAATTTCAACAGAAATTATGCAACGCAACCTAAATTTATTACTTGGCAATTAAGAGATGTGCATCAACCAGTATATACTGGCAATATACAAAGTATTAAAGGCATAGATACACCTGTTTTTCAGATTAGTGTGTTTACACAAAATATGGCTGATGGTTTTGATACCGCTAACGATATTTTGCAATCACTACATGGCTATAGCGGAACTTTTGGTGGCGGTGGTCATAGTTTTAATGTTTCAAAGGCGGATGTAGTGTGGTTATATCATGGATACGACAATGAGATTGGGCTTCATAATATATTTATGGATTGCACCTTATACATACCATCATAAGAATTTTTAATTTTTTAATGTGAGGAAATAAATTATGGCACTTCCAAATAAAGTTTTACCAGGTTTTAGCGCAAGTCTTTATTGCCAATCAGGTGCAACTCCAACAGTTTTAGATAATACTGAATTAGCAACATGGGCTGATGTTAATGCTATTGCTATTGATGCTAATCTTTTACCAGTAGAAGCTATCCCAGCTTTTGGTCAAGATGATGCAATGGCTAATTACAATGTTGCAGGTTCTCGTCAATCTGACAAGATTCCTACACAAGCCGCTCCAACATCAATGAGCATTACTGCGGCATGGAATCCTGCTGATACACAATTACTATTAATGCGCGATGATGCTGAAAACGGCACAATTGATAGAACTTTTGTGATTTTAGCAACTGATGGCACAAACTATGTTGCTTATGCATTCAATGGTCGCGTAGGTCAATTCCAAGTTGATCCTAACCCAACTGCTGAAGCTAAATGTATGTTTACAGTTCATCCGCGCGGCAACCAATACGGATGGTCTAACTCTTAATTAATTGAGGAAAAGAAATGACAACACAAGTTAAAACAACTGATGATTTATTAAGTTATTTGGTATCCCAAGCTGGTTCAGGTCAAAAGAACTGGTTTGGGTTTGCCCAACAACGCTTAACAGGCATTGCTTTAGCTCACGATATTGCTAAAAATCATGCTGATAAATTAACGCCCGAACAAGCCGTTGATTACGCTATTAAACTTAATAATACGATTTATCAAAAAATAATTAAGGCAGATTAATGAGCGTTAAATTTGCGGTCAATGGTTTAAAAGAAACTCTTGATGCATTTAAAGAATTTCAAGAACAGTTTGGCGACAAAGACGCAAAAAGCAAAGTATTAATACCAGCAGTTAGGGAAGCCATGAAGCCTGTATTGGTTATGGCAAAAGCATTATCACCTAAAGACACAGGTGCATTGGATCGCTCTTTATATATTACCGCAAGGCGACCTACTAGAAAAGATATGAAATCAAGATATGTAACACCAAAAGATTCTGTTATATCTCTCGTTTCATCTCGACCAATTCCTAAAAAATTAAAGCAACAATTTCAAGCCGAATATGGTAATTTAAAAGGCAAGGAATACAAAAAGGCTAGAAGGAAGTTTTATACAGAACAAGGTGTTATGTTTGACGCTAGAGCTATAGCCAATGAATTTGGCACAGGCAATATGTCAGCCAAACCATTTATGCGAGTGTCATTAGAATCACAAGCTCAAGCAGTTGCAATAAAGTTAGGTTTAATTCTTAAAGAAAAAATGGATTCTTACAAAACTAAAAATTTATAACAAAAAGGAAAAGATATGAGTAAATTAGGAAGTTTATTAGGCAAAGAATATGAAGATCACAAACAATCTATTCTTACAAGAACGCTAAAATTTAATGATGCTACTTTTAAAATAGTTATTCCTAGCGTTGCAAAAATTGAAGCAATTTATAACTACAAAAATTCGCCTAATCTTGAAAAGATTGAATCTATTTATCAGCAATTAAAAGCTAATTTAGTTATTAAGCCTGAAGATAAAGTTGAAGAAAAAGAAAATGACATTGTAGTAAATGGCAGATCAATGAGAGAATCTGCAACCAATACGCATTTAACTCAATATCAAATTTTAGAATATTTTAAATTTATTGTTCCTCAAGAAGGACAAGATATTAATACTTTAACTTATGAAGATATTAATGCAGAAATACCTTTACAAATTCAAATAGAATTTATGAATAAAATTAATGAAGTTTTAAGTCCTGACTATAAGGAAATTAGTTCAAAGTAAAAAGCTCGTTAAGAACCCAAGTGCGGGCGGCAATGGTATTTAACGGGCATACACAAGATAATATAGACGCACTAGATGAGCAGATATTTAACGAAATTGTTGTTATGTATGCTGATGGGTTGATTGGAAATAAAAATCTTATAACAACTCTAGGAACTCTTACTGCTGGGGTATTTAATTATATGCGACCAAGTAACAGTTCACTTTATAATCTAAAAGGCGTTATTGGTAGTGCTTATGGTTATATTTATGAAGATAAAGAAATTAGTCCTAGCGATTCACTTCTTTTATTTATGAGCCAAGCACCAAACTTTAAAATAGACAGATTTAAAGGTAAATAACTATGGCAATTATTTCAAGATTAGCGGTTCTACTTGGGCTTGATGCAGGCGAGTTTAATGCTGGTTTAGGCAAAGCTAAAGATAAAGTAGAAGGCTTTTCTGATTCGGCTAAAATTGGACTTGCGGCAGTTAGCGCTTCTTTTATTGCGCTTGGTCGTTCTGCTATTCAATATGCTGATCAAATATCGCAAGTAGCTCAAGCCAATGATACTGCAATCCATGATGTATTAGCTCTTAATGAAGCTTTGCTTGTTGCAGGTGGCGGAGCTGATTCTGCTGGAAAACTATTTGCCGCATTTAATAATAAAGTTGATGAAGCCGCATCAGGCTCGGACAAAACTCGCGCAGTATTTCAAAAGCTTGGAGTATCCCTTGCTGACATTGGCAATTTACCTACAGATAAACTTCTTGAAAAAACTCTTAAACAATTAAGCGCAATTCCTGATTCAGCTACTCGATCAGCTAAAACTGTAGAGCTTTTAGGAAGGGCAATGCGAGGGCTTGATGTCAGAGAAGTATATGAAGAACTTATGGCGGCTCAAGGTAAATATACGGCAGACATGGACAAATCTTTTTACCAAGTAAAACAAACAATGGATGTTCTAACCGCCGCTTTTACTGATTTAAAGACTTCATTTATTATTAGTTTTGGTCCTGCAATTGAAGGTTTAATTGTTTTATTTACTAAATTAACTTGGGCAATAGCTGGCACATTTTCAGGCTTAAAAGATATATTTACTCTTAATTTTGATGCAATTAAAAATTGGGATTTTGGTGTAGGAAAAGAAAAAGAACTTGAAGAAAAATTAAGAAAGATTAGAGAACAAAAACCGCCATCAAGCGGAGCAGGTGGCAGAACTCTTGAGCCAGGTGAGCTTGCACAAAAGCAAGAAGAATATTTTAAAAAAGAATTAATGATTTCTGAAGCTAAAAGACAGAGATATAAATTAGAATCTGAATTAGTATTTTTATCACAGAATGAAAAAAAATTACAATTAGATTTATTTGATATTGAACAAAAGCGTTTGCAATTAACTTTGGGCGATCAGTTTGGTCGAAAGATGACAAAAGAGCAAGCGGCTGAATGGGCGCAAACAGAAATAAATAGAGTTAAACAAGAATATTCTATTGCACAATCACAAAGAACTTTTGCCTATGGTTGGGAAAAAGCTTATGCAAGTTATGTTGAAAATGCTACCAATGCCGCTAAATTAGGTGAGCAAGCATTCGTATCTGTCACTTCAAATATGGAGCAAGCATTAGATCAATTTGTTACTACAGGCAAACTTAAATTTGGTGATTTAGCAAAAAGTATTATTGCTGATCTTATTAAGATTCAAATGAGAGCGCAATTAACTTCTTTATTTAAAGGGTTAGGTAATATATTTGGATTTGGCGGTGGCGAAGGCGGCGGTGGATTATTTAATACTGCACCAAGCGCAGGTGGACTTAAATTTCTAGCTGAAGGTGGACCTATTTCGGGTCCTGCTATTGTAGGTGAAAGAGGTCCTGAATTGTTTGTTCCTAGAACCGCAGGCACGATTATTCCTAATAACAAACTAGGCTCTGCTATGGGCGGTGGACCTTCTATCGTGTATAATGGTCCTTACATTGCTAATATGAGCGCTATTGACACACAGTCAGGTTTACAATTCTTGGCTAAAAATAAACAAGGTGTTTGGGCGGCTAATCAATCAGCTCAAAGATCAATACCACAATCGAGATAATATATGGCAACTTTAAATACAATCCTTTCGATAGCTGAATCTGTAGGTATTGACGATCAAAGATTTATTGGTCAAATGATGAGCCGAAATCAAAGAATTGCTACCTCTGAAATTATTGGTGTGCAACCTTTTGGCTTTGAAATGAAGCCTATGAATTATCTTTTATATTCTCAAAATAGACCATTACTTTCATCATTAAGAGCGGCTGATCGTGAGTTTGAACAATATCTTAATTTTGGTGTAACAGGCTGGGCTAATTATATTTATTATCAAGGCGATATGACTTCTGTCGAAATTGGCACTTGTCAATATCAAACATCTTCAGCCAATAAAACTATTGTATTAGGTTCACTACCTACAATGGGCGCTACAGAATATATTGTAAAGACAGGTGACTTCTTACAGATTGATAGATATTCTTATATAGCTACTGCCGATGTTCAAAGAGGTAGTAGCTCTACAGTTAATATTCCTGTTCACAGAACTATTATGACTACACTTGCAAGCCCTATGAATGCGGTGATTGGTCAATATGGCACTACACAATCTATTGGCGGCAATACTTATATAGGCGTTACATTTCCTGTAATTTTAAATTCATATCCTACTTACACACTTATCCCAATGACTGATGATTCATTCATTCAATGGTCAGGCACATTTAAAGCGATAGAAGCGGTGTTGTAATGAATGTAATAACACCAATAGAAAATACTAATAATATTAGAATGGCGGATTTTATCCGCATAACTACTACAGATTCTCTAGGTGCAACTCAAATCTATCGCCTTGCTTCTACTCCTTCCGTATTAACAATCCCTGCCGTTGATTCAGAGCCTTTTGATGCACTTGGACCATTAGTTAAAGTAGGTGACGCAACTAGAGATATTAAATCAACTGCTAATGAAACTTCAATTACTCTAGTGGGTATTGAATCAGCTCAATTAGGTTGGGTATTAAGTAATAAAATTAAAGGCTCTCTTGTTGAAATGTGGCATGGTTTTTTTGATGATAACAATGAGCTTATAACTACAGGTGGCACAGGCGGTCTTTATAAGTTTTTTACAGGCTATGTCAATTCATTTAATATTACAGAGCAATGGTTTGAAGAAGCAAGAATGTATTATGGAGTTATTAATGTAACCGCATCAAGCATTCAAATTATTTTACAAAACGGAACTGCTGGAAGATATACCAATAATAATTCATGGCAATTTTTTGCGGCTAACGATACCTCGATGGATAGAGTTGCTGTTATTCAAAATATTAATTACTTTTTTGGTAAGGATCGCGATCCAAGCCAGTATAGAACTTGATAAGACAAGCTAATAAATACGATATAGATAAGATAATAGAACTTTTAAAAGATTTTGCGATTCAATCAAATAATCAATTAAAAGGAAGTCCACTAGACTGGTCTAAAACTTATGTAACGCAAATCATTACAAATATAATTGCAGGGCAAGGATTTATATTAATTGATGATAAACAAACAGGAATTCTTGTGGCATATAAAAGTCATTGTTTTTGGAATGATAAAAGTATTCAATTACAAGAAGTTATGTTACATGGATATAACAAATTTGTTATTACTAGATTAATTAAAGAATATATTAAAATAGCAAAAGAATTATTAAGAAAAAAAGAAATTAATCAAGCCACAATATCATCTTATAGTGATTTAAAATTTGAAAGATATGGAATGAAATTAATAGAATATCATTGGGAAGTTAATTAATGAGCGGTTTAGTTAAAGCGTTCGCATCATTCGCAGGTGGATTTAATCCAATTAGTTTTGCAATTTCAATGATTGCATCTACAGTATTGTCAAAATTATTTGCACCTAGCCCACCAAGTTTATCAACTCAACAACCTGAACCTAATCCTGGTTCTCGCGCACAAACTCCGCCTGCTGGAAGCAATAAACTTCCTGTAATCTATGGTCATGCTTGGACAGGCGGTATTATTACAGACCTTTCTATTACTAGCGATAATCAAACTCTTTATTATGTCTTTGCTTTATCTGAAGTAACTAACACAGAATCATCAAGTGTTGGCGATCCTGATGAAATAACTTTTGGCGATGTATATTGGGGTGGAAAAAAATGTATATTTGATGGCACAGATTTAACTAAAGTAGTTACATTGCGCGATCCTAGCACAGGTCAAGATCAAAATATTTCAGGGTATATGAATATCTATTTTTATAAAAATGGATCAAACCAACCTGCTAATTCATCTTTATCTGCTATTTCAGTTATGCAAGATACTAATCTTACATATAAATGGGATAGCTTTAAATTAATGACTAATTGCGCTTTTGCAATTATTAAACTTAAATACTCTCAATCAAGAAATCTTGTAGGCTTATCTGCTACTAATTTTGAAGTAACTAATGCTCGATCAGCGCCAGGTGATTGCTTTTTAGATTACTTAACTTCTACTCGATACGGCGCATCAATTCCATTAGCAAGCATTGACACCACAAGCCTTACTGCTCTTAATACTTATTCAAATGCAAACATTAGTTACACACCTTATAGCGGCGGTTCTGCAACTACAAAAAGATTTGAATTTAATGGTCAATTAGATACTGCACAAAAAATAATGAAGAATATTCAATCAATGGCGGATTGCGCTGATTGTTTGGTTAAATATAATGAAATTACAGGTCTTTGGGGTGTGATTGTTCAAAGCCCAACTTATTCAGTTGCTATGGATATTAATGATAGCAATATAATTGGTGCTATTACAGTTAGCCCTATTGATATTTCTAATTCATTTAATATTATTGAAACAAAATTTCCTGATGGCAATCAACAAGATTCATTTAATGCCGCAACTTTTGATTTGGCAGAACTTAATCCATCTTTAATGTTTCCTAATGAGCCTATTAATAAACAATCGGTTAGCCTTTATTTAACTAACAATTCTGTAACGGCTCAATATATTGCTAATCGTATGTTAGAAGCGGCAAGGGAAGATTTACAAATTCAATGCGAAATTAATTATATTGGGCTTGAGTTAGAAGCAGGCGATATTGTTACTGTAACTAATACTAATTATGGTTGGTCAGCTAAACTATTTAGAATATTAAAAGTGGTTGAAAAATTTGGTGATAACGGAACTGTAACGGCTTCATTAAATTTATCTGAATATAATCCAGCCGTTTATGATGATTATAATGTTACTCAATTTACACCTGCTGACAATACAGGGCTTCCTAGTCCTGTAACTTTTGGCACAGTTTATGCACCTACTATAACCGCTCAATTTCCATCTATTACTAACCCTGCTTTTACAATAAGAATACAAACTTCAAGTGCAGGCATTTCAGAATATGCAGAAATCTATTATTCAGCATATCAATATCCTACAGACGATCAACTTATATTTGCAGGAACAACTGAAGTGCAACCAGGCGGAAGTCCTTATGTAGTTAATACTTATATGCCTGATGTTCAATTATTTAATATACCCGCAGGCGATTGGTATTTCTTTACTCGAATGGTTAATAATCTTGCCAATAGTAATTATTCACTAGCATCATCTAAACTTACATGGCGACCTACAACATTCCAATATACAGAAAAATTCTTATCTGTAGCTTATGCAGATAGCATTGACGGATTAACTAATTTTAGTTTAAGCCCTACAAGCAAGCTTTATTATGGTCTTTATAATACAAACTCTACAAGCCCATCAACAACACCTTCAGACTATAAATGGTATCTAGCTGATCCTGCTTTTGGCACTAATAAATTCTTATGCTTTATAAACAGAACAGGTCGCAAGTTTAGCTTTGACACAGACTTTGCTGATTATGCTTCAGGCACAGGCGCTTTTGTGCCAACTACTTTTGCTGACTTTGATCCTAGATTGTGGTCAGCTTTGCCTGATGGATTAAATATTATTGATCTTGATAATAAAACAGGTCAATTAATTACCACAGGAACAACAACTACAGGCACAGGACAAGTTAAAGTATCTAATACAGGCGATGGTCAATTAATCGCATCATTAGATCAATTCCTAGACTTTGGTGGACCTACTACATTTACAGGATCAGCCGCTACAATTACAGTTGATATTTATGGTCGAGTGGTTGGCTTTACAACACCTGATGATTTCTTTATGACTATAGACTATTTTAATGCGACAAGTGGACAAACAGTCTTTTCAGTAACAAGAGCCGCAACTTATATACAAGGTCAATGCCTAGTATTTCAAAATGGTCTTTTATTATCTGATACAGAATATACAGATACAGGTGGGGCTACAGGCACAGTTACTTTAAGCACAGGGGCAACTTTAAATGATGTCGTAACTATTTATTCAATGCGAGCTATATCTAGTGGCAATTTTTATGACAATACTCATCTTAATGTAGCAAGTGTAGCGGGTGCTAATGTTACTTGGAATCTTGCTGAAATGCCTTATCAGCTAATTAATGCTGGCGATATTATGACTTTTAGTAATAGCGGAACGCCAACTCAATACACAGTATCAAGTGTTAATTACGGAACGGCAACTATTACATTTACGACTTCACCTACAGGATTAACAACTGGCGATCCTATATATATTTATAGAGCTTCAGGATCAAGCTATCCTGTATTTAGTCGTTTTGAAGCTACCCTTACTTCAACTACAACTTACACACCAACAGATTGGAGCTTTAATTCAGGCTATGAACTTCCTTTCTATAACGGAACTGTAGTGCCTGATGCTGATTTTGATATTATAGGCGATACTTATACTATTACCCCATCAATATCTAGTGGGCTTTTAACTATTATTCAATTTAGCGGAAACAATACAACAACCCCTACAGGCACTCCGCAAAATGTCATTACTTATTCTATTGTAGGACAAACATTTTATTCATTTAATTTTACAAACGGGGCTTTAGGAATTTATGCAAATGGTGTATTATATGAAGGCGGTGTGGATTATACGACTTCTACTAATAGCTATAATTTAACCAATAGCCCAACACAGTCGTTTATAATTCAACAACAAACATTCGCTCGCGCAGGTGCGGCATAAGGGGAAAAGATGACACAAGCATTTAATTTAAGTCAATTTGCCAATAAGGTAAATACTTCAGGCCAAGCAGATTTAACAACGGCGGTCACAGGAACGCTTCCTGTTGCTAATGGTGGCACAGGTGTAACATCAGCAGGCACAAATGGAAATGTATTAACATCAAATGGTTCAGCTTGGGTTAGCCAAGCTTTGCCAGCAAGCGGTGTTTCTTCTATTAATGGACAAACAGGCGCAGTAACTACAACAAATATAGATTCTATTGGAAGCTCGGGAATATATATTTATACTGCCGCTTCTACTGCAACTTTAAACACGCCTGTATATGTTGCCGCTAATACAACTGTTGCTGGTTCTTCATTAAGATATGATATTTGCGATGGAACTAGCTCTCAAAGCAATACAATAGCTATTTATGCTAATGGACCTAATAATACAACTTCTTATTCAGGTGGCGGAACTGCATTAAGTGGAACATGGAGAGTTATGGCAAGAGCACAATATAGCGCAAATGCTAATTTAGGAGCGCCAGGATATAAATGCAGATGGACTGGTATATTAGTAATGAGAATTTCTTAAGGGAAAAATTATGAATGTCGGTTTAACTGTTGAATATGTAAAAAATCTAAAATGGGCTAATCAAGAACATACAATATTTGACTGTATTGTTAAATATAAAGAATTTGATGAAGAACATCCATCAGGTATTAACCCTAATGATAAATATGATCATATTTTAGAAGTATGGAATAAAGCAATTAATGGTGATTATGGCGTTATAGAAGCTTATGAACCACCTAATACTGATCCTGTTCCGCCTATAGGTGATCCATTAAATACGCCTGTTTATGAATAATAATGTATCCTAATTCTACGCCTGAATTTAGAATCGTAGTTGATAAAAATAACATACAAACATTCCAAATAAGATATGTTAATACAACACAAAATTATGTAGGAAATTGGAATAATGTTCCTATTGTAAAGCAAGAATTATTAAATAATAATTAAATATAAAATAATAAAACAATATAAAAGGAATTAAAAAATGTCATTTATTTTTGAGCAAGATCAATTACAAGATTACGCAACAGTAAAACAGGTTTTTTCAAAAAGTGAATGCGAACAAATTATAAAATATGCAAATTTAAAACAAAAAAATAATGCCGAAATAAATTTAAATAATGAAGCTAAAAACGATTCTTCTATAAGACAAACAAAATTAGCTTGGATTTCATTAGATAATTGTGAAACTTATGAAATGTTTGAATTATTTAAAAGATTTGGAAGCGTTGCATATCATTTAAACGAGCAATTTTTTAAATTTGATTTGTTTGGATTTTCAGAGGATTTTCAATTTTGCGAATATAATGCTCCAAATGATAAATATGATTGGCACATGGATAAATGTTTTGGAAAAGGAATTAGAAAGTTAGCACTTACATTGCAATTAAATGATCCTAATGAATATGAAGGCGGTAATTTTGAAATAATGACAGGAAAAGATCCTTTTACTATTAAATTAGAACAAGGTGAAATAGTTGCTTTTCCTTCTTATATTCTGCATAGAGTTACAGAAGTAACAAAAGGAAAAAGAAATTCTTTAGTTGGATGGGCAAGTGGAAAATCATTCAAATAATATGGTAAAATAAACCATTAATAAGATAAGACCATTCGCCTTCTGTAAGCATATAGGGGCGTTAATTACCTAGTGAGGAAAACATGGCTATCTTTAACAAAAATACGCTTGCTCAAGTAAGTGGTTTTGACAACCCAATTATTGCAGGTGAGTTAGTTTATAACCAGCAAACTTTTTGGAATCTTGTATTTGCTTCCAATGACCTACCTGTCGATTTAACAGGCGCTACAATTGATGCTTCTATCATACGCCGCCAATTATCCAATATCAGAGATAGTCGCTATGGATTAACTTTTGACATAGCTGATTACTCACCGCCGCCTTCCGCAGTTCCTCTTACCATTACAAATAGAGATGATGCCGCAGGCACATTTACCCTTGTAATTGATGAAGGATCATGGGGTGTTATAGCTTCCGATCCTCAATTAGATATTAATGCTGAAAACTGTGTAGGCTTTTCAGGTCGAATTAAAATATCATTTCCAGCAGTAGGCACTACACCTGCACAAGATTCTATTATCTTCTTATTATTCTTGGTTCGTTCTGATGGCGTGATTAATTAATCATGGCTACATTATCGATTACACCCGCACCCGCTAATGATATATCGGTATCGGTTAATGCTACCGATGTAACCTTATCTCAAGGCACTACTCTTAATGTTGAAGTAACACCTACACCTGCTACGACTGTCATAGTTGATCGCGGTGTAACAGGCGCTTCAGGTCAATCAGGCTATTCGGGCTATTCAGGTTTTAGCGGAGCAGGCATAAGTGGCTCAAGCGGTATTTCAGGCTATAGCGGATTTAGTGGTTATAGCGGTATATCAGGCTTTTCAGGCATAAGTGGTTTTTCGGGGTATAGCGGAGTTAATGGAGCTAGTGGTATTAGTGGCTATAGTGGCTTTAATGGAGCTTCAGGCGATTCAGGTTATTCAGGAATATCAGGTTGGTCAGGCTTTAGTGGCATTAATGGTTTAAGTGGCTATAGCGGAATAAATGGCTTTAGCGGTATATCAGGATGGTCAGGCGAATCAGGTTATAGTGGATATTCAGGTCATTCAGGCATAAGCGGATGGAGTGGCGATTCAGGCATAAGTGGTTATAGTGGTTTTAGTGGCATTAGTGGACATAGTGGCGATTCAGGTATAAGTGGTTTTAGTGGCTATTCAGGCATTAGTGGCTGGAGTGGCATATCAGGATTTTCAGGCATATCAGGCTATAGTGGCATAAATGGTTTATCAGGATATTCAGGTCAAAATGGCGCATCAGGTGAATCAGGCTATAGTGGCTGGAGCGGTGAAATTGGCTTTTCAGGCATATCAGGATATAGTGGTTATAGTGGCTTTAGTGGTCAAATTGGTGCTAGTGGTATAAGTGGCTTTAGTGGCTATTCAGGTCAAGTAGGTGCTTCAGGTGATTCAGGATTTAGCGGTTGGTCGGGCGAGGTTGGCTTTTCAGGCATATCAGGATTTAGCGGATATAGCGGCATATCAGGATTTAGCGGTCAAGTAGGCACTTCAGGCTTTAGTGGCTTTAGTGGCTATAGTGGTTTTTCAGGTGAGGTCGGCGCTTCAGGTGATTCAGGATTTAGTGGATGGTCAGGTGAAGTAGGTGCAAGTGGCATAAGCGGCTTTAGCGGCTATAGTGGCATAAGTGGATATAGCGGTGATAGTGGCTTTAGCGGTGATAGTGGCATATCGGGATATAGCGGTTATTCAGGCGCAACTGGCGCTCAAGGTCAATCATCAAGCTTTTTTAAATATAAAGCTGATCTTTCTGCTACAAGCGGACAACCTACTGATGGTCATGTCTTATGGAATAATACAAATCAAATTAGTGCAACTCAAATTAATATCAGTCACCTTACTGAAGATAATACTGACATTGATATTTTCTTATCTACCTTGCAACCAACTGAAACATTTGTTCTTCAAGATAGAAGTGTAAGTGGAAATAATCAATATTGGTTAATTACGGGTGCTACAACAAACATTAATGGCGGAACTGTAAATAGTTATTGGACTATTCCTGTAAGTTTAATTTCTTCAGAGGGAACAGGAACAACTAATTTTCCATCTAACAAAGAATTATTTTTAGCTATTGTTAATGGTGCATCAGGCTATTCAGGTTTTAGTGGATATAGTGGTTATAGCGGTGCTTCAGGCGCTTCAGGTTATAGCGGCTATTCAGGCTATAGCGGTGAAATAGGAAGTCCAGGCATTAGCGGCTATTCAGGTTATAGCGGCTATTCAGGTTTAGTTGGTGATTCAGGTTATAGTGGTCATAGCGGCATATCAGGTTATAGCGGCTGGTCAGGTGAAGTTGGTCAATCAGGCTTTTCAGGATATAGCGGTGAAGTGGGTGCGCCTGGTCTTTCAGGTTATAGCGGATATAGCGGTTATTCAGGTTTAGTAGGCGATTCAGGCTATTCAGGTATTAGTGGGTTTAGCGGCTTTAGCGGCGCACAAGGTGATTCAGGTTTTAGTGGCTTTAGTGGTGAACAAGGCACTCCAGGACTTTCAGGATATAGTGGCTATTCAGGTGCGCAAGGTGCTGAAGGACATTCAGGCTATTCAGGAATTAATGGTGCATCAGGCATTAGTGGTTTTAGTGGAGCTACAGGCGAATCAGGTTTTAGTGGATTTAGTGGCGCATCAGGTGAATCGGGTTATAGCGGTATAAGCGGAACTAATGGTGCAAGTGGCATTAGTGGTTATAGCGGATATTCAGGTATAGACGGAACTAATGGTGCATCAGGTTTTAGTGGCTATTCGGGTGCTGAAGGTGCTAGTGGTTTAAGTGGGTTTAGCGGTTTTAGTGGCGCGCAAGGTTTGTCAGGTTATAGTGGTATTAATGGATTTTCAGGTATATCAGGTTTTAGTGGAGCTAATGGCGAAAGTGGTTTTAGCGGCTATAGTGGATATTCAGGATCGGGCATAAGTGGTTTTTCAGGCTTTTCAGGATATAGTGGCGTTCAAGCAAATGTAGTTAATAGTTTAATTTATGATGCTTATACTGCAACCGCTGGTCAAACATCATTTACAACAACCAGCACTTATACTGCAAACAAAATTCAAGTTTCAGTTAATGGTGTTATACTTGTTAATGGAACTGATTGCACAGTATCAGGCGGCACTACATTTACAACAACTGCATTAACTTTAAATGATACGGTATTAGCTATATATCCAATCTAAAGGATTAACATGGACAAGATAACACAAGATGCTTTGGCATACTTTAAGAAGCATGATCCAAACCATTACAGATTTTTACTTACAAATAATTATGAGCGAGCGGTTTTTCTCAAAGGCGATCCCGTCTATCCTAGAGAATCCACTCGTTATCTTTGGGCTAACCGCAATTTATTAGGCAAGAATATTCTTGAAATAGGTTGTTCTACAGGTTACGGCTCTCAATTCATTCCTAATGATGCAAACTATATAGGTTTAGATTACGATCCTCTTATTATAGAGGTCGCACGCGAACAGGAATGGGGCTTAAACACTTCCTTTTCTTTAGCTGATATTAACACCTATCCTTTAGCTCAATATGACACCATAATTGCTTTTGAGCTTATTGAACATATTGATAATGGACTTGAAATAGCTCAAATGCTAAAGAATCATTGCAGACGACTTCTTCTTACTACTCCGCATAATGAGCCTGTAGGATTTTGGGGCGAGCATCATAAGCTTCATGGCTTAAATGAATCACACTTTCCCGACTTTCAATTTAATTATATAAATGAGCATGGTTATATTTCAGAAACTTTACCTAAAATTAATGATGCTAATAAATTTAATCTTATGATTATGCGGTGGGATCGTGGATAAGGTTCTTTGCTCTGTAGCTACTCGCGGTCGTTATCAAACTACTTTACCTTTAACGCTTAACGCTATAATTAATCAGACAAAAAAAGTTGATAAGCTTATTATCTTTGATGACAATGATGAGCCACAAGATATGCGAAAAGAGTTGGTCTATAGCTACTTTTTTCAAATGCTGGATATTAAAGGCATTCAATGGGAATGGTTATATGCTCAAAAAAAAGGTCAGCATCATATTCATCAAATGGCTAATACTATGGGCTTTGATTGGGTGTGGCGGGTTGATGATGATGCAATACCCGAACCTAATGTCTTACAAACTTTATTTAATTACACAAGCAAAAAAGTAGGCGCAGTAGGTGGCGCAATACTAACACCGCCATTACAGTTTCAAAATGAAAAGCCTACAGGCAAAATAGAATTAATTAATAGAGAGCCTAACATTCAATGGTCTTTTATTGAAAAGGTGAAAGAGATTGAGCATCTTCATTGTTCGTTTCTTTATAGGGCTGGGGTGCATGATTATCATCTAGGACTTTCAAGGGTAGCACATAGAGAAGAAACATTATTTACTTATGGGCTATTTAAAAAAGGTTATAAGATTCTTGCCGTTCCTAATGCTAATACTTGGCATCTTAAAAATCCTAATGGTGGTATCAGATCAGAAACAAATCAAAAGTTATATGAGCAAGATGAATTAATATTTAGAAATACAATTGCTTATAAAGACAAAAAGATTGTAGTGCTTAATTGCGGCATGGGCGATCATATTGTATTTAGTCATGTAATGCCTGACATTACAAATGCGGAAATCTTTACTTGCTATCCTGACATAGTGCCAGGCAGATCAATTGCTGAAGCTAGAGCTTTATTTGGTGATATAGACCAATGGAGTATTTATAAAAAAATGGCGCAATGGAAATGGACTGATAGTTTAGAGAATGCTTATAGGAAAATGTATTTATGATTATTATTAGTCCCTATGCTAAAGCTTTGAGAAGCGGAAAAACTAATGCTAAAAATTATCCTTATTGGAAGGAACTCATTAGACTAATTAAAGAACCAATAGTTCAAGTAGGCATAGATGGTGAAGAACAATTAGTCGATGACTTTAGAAAAAACTTATCACTAAAAGAACTTGAAAGCCTTGTCAATGAGTGCAAAACATGGATAAGTTGCGATTCTTTTTTTCAACATTTTTGTTGGGATAAGAAAAAACATGGTATAGTATTATGGTCGGTTTCTGATCCTTTAATATTTGGTCATCCTGAAAATATTAATCTTATAAAAGACAGAAAAAATTTGGTTCAAAACCAATTCCTATGGTGGGAACAAACAGAACATGATGCAAATAAATTTGTTAGTCCTGAAATAGTGATAGAAAGTTTAAATGCAAACTTCCCATGAAACCATTGATGACATATTTGATTTTCTACAAAATAAAACAATCAAAGATGTTGGCTCTGATTACTACGATAATAAGAATTATTTGGTTATTTTATTATCTGATGGTTCTCTCTGTTATATATCTTCTAGCGGCGATTTGTTTATGGCTCTCGAGCGCCATTTCATTAATTAGTAGAAAGAAATAATATGGATATGCAAGAACACACGAAACATGTATTAGATACAGTTTCGGGAATTACAGTTTTAGGAACTGTTATGAAATTTTTACCAGCTATTGCGGCGTTGTTATCAATAGTTTGGTATTGCATTAGGATTTATGAATGGGCGCGTTCTAAATTTAAAAAATAATATGCCCTTAAAAGATAAGAGCAAAACGAAAGAGTATTTAAGGGCTTGGAAAGACAAGAACCGAGAGAAAAATCTTTTTCAGTTAGCTCGACATCGTGCCTTAAAAAAAGGTATTGAATTCAATATAGAAATATCCGATATAGTCATTCCTGAAACTTGTCCTATTCTTGGACTTCCTATTAAAAAATTAATTGATGGTAATCGCGATTTAAGCCCTAGCCTTGATCGCATAGATAATGCTAAAGGTTACATTAAAGGCAATATTCAGGTAATATCTTTTAAAGCTAATGCTATGAAGCTAACGGCTGACAAATCAGAATTAATTAACTTTGCTAATTGGGTGAGAGAAAACTATGAGTAAATATTCGGAAGCTGGTAAAGGATCAACTAACAAACTTAAACAAAAAAGCTTGTATGATGAGAACTATGAAAAGATTTGGGGCAGTAAAAAGAATAAGCTTTATGAGGAACGCTATTATGATTCCGATGAAACAACTTCATGGGATCAAGATAAGGTTGATATGATTGGTCTTAATAACAATACGGGCGATCATTACATTAAATGATCTCATAATTGATACCATATCGTATCAATGTAAAATATACTTTACATCCGTTTTCACTCAAGTAATTGATTTATATAGAAAAGAATGAAAACAATTTGCATGAAACTTTAAATAATACACACTATACACACAATAAAAAAGGGGCATTTTAAGCCCCTTTCTTACAAGCAAAGCTACCATCAATAGCTTCCCCTATTTAAAGCTACTATTTATTCATTACATACATAGTAACTTCAAAGCCAAATCTCATTTCTGTAGCTGCTGGAGTTGTCCACATAATATTCCCCTTAATTAAAAAAATACTGCGATTTCATTATGGGCTACATTATGGATCAAGCCATCAGTAAAATCATTAAAATGGCATTGCTGAATCGCCTGCGCCTGTATTAAATGTTGCGCTTGATCCTGCACCATCTTTAGGTTGCGGTTCTCTCATTGTTACCCAGCCGTCAAAATTGACAGGGATAGATTCTATGAGAAGTGAAGTGCCGCCTTGTTTATTGCTCATAGCCACACCTACTTTAGTCCATCTAGCTTTTGTTTCGCCTTCTTTGTTTACATACTCGCCTGTTTTAGCGATTAAATCATGGGTTATTGCCATTTTGTATTTCCTTTAAGTTGTTTACGATAGTTTCAATTTCAGACAAAAAGGCGATCACCGCATTTTGCATGTTATTAATATATTCATCATCTCGATAAATACGCTTTACGAATCCCTGTAAATGATCGGGCATATCAGGATCATAAGATACAAGGTCGCAAAATTCTCTTTTTTCATTTCCATTAGAGCCAGGCACGCAAGCCAATTGCCATTGCACTTGGTCATAATATTGTTCTAATTGTTTACCACCCGTTAGGATGTTATCCAAATGGTTTTCAGGATTGGGTATCTTAATCTCAATTAAAGAATTAGTGGCATCAACTACTCCGTCAGGGCTACATTGACCGCCATCAATAGATGGGTGTAAAACAATTGCTACCTGATCCACAAAGGTATTATATTTAACTTCATACCATGCCCTAGCCATAGGTTCTAAATCTATTCCTCGTTGCATTGCAGGCGTTTTATAGGTATCTAATTTCTTACCTGTCAATCTTTCCCTAATCAATTCATTCTTATATTTTCTACGGGTTAAAGATTCAGCACCGCTTCGACCTTCAGTTAAGACATCAGCAACCCTTGAGCCGCCAATCTTACCTATTCTTAAAGCCATCCATTCAGGACTGCCTTGTTCTATACCTCTAATTATTCTATCCATTTAAGTTTAAGTTCCTATAAGTTACGCCATCATGCCATTGTTGATCGGTTGATTTTTCATAAAGACCTATTACTTTATCGGGATGCAAAAGCAAAGGTTTCTGATCCTTGAAACAAAAAGCATAAAGCAAAGGGCATTTTTCAGAGCTATACCATTCCATAAACATTGGAAGCATTTTAATTTCTGAAGCTTTAATATTGGCAGTTCCCTTAACCATTATTAAGCCAGCCTTACCATTATTGTTAATATAAAAATCAGGCATATTTCTAATAAAAGTATTGAGATCATAAAAGTTAGGAATCGGATCGTTCTTTTCATCAAAGCCTAATCTTCTATAAAAATATCCTTTTGATTGGCAATATGATTCAAATAATACTTCCGCTATATTGACGACATTATTTCTTTCTTTATAAGAAAATCCGCCATTCATAATTTAGGGCTTTGAATTCTGCCATATAAAGGGGCTAATAGGTATTTATCACCCAGCTCTCTTTTAATAGCTTCTATTCTTGTTTTACGGGCTTCTATAGCCATTAATTCTTGCGCTGAATAGGGTAGCGTCACTCCGTAAAAATTACTGTTTCTTAATCCTTCCATCATAGCTCCGCCTTTCTTTTATCTTTAGCTTCAATTACCATTTTAGATAGAGTGCGATCATTCTTAACTTCACCCATTACAAAATTATAATTAGCCTGGAGTTCTTCTAAAGTTTGTGAATGAGCTATTTTTTGAAGATAATCTGCGGCATTGAGCGCGGCTGATTGACCATCATCATCCGTATCAGAATAAAGACTTAAAAATGCTGAAAGGCTATAACGGCGAATGTAGGATACGGCGCTTCCCAATCCCTGACAATCTTGCTTTTGTAAGGGGCAGACGGCAGTATCTTCAATCCATTCCCCCGAACTATGGATTAAACGAGTAGTTAAATGAAGTTTGCCGTCATCGGATGGACTTAACGACTGAAGTATTGCAATATTATTGTTGTTTAATGGCGCTTTAACTGCATCAATAACTGAATTGATATTGGCATACTTGGATTTGTAATGAGGGTTAGTTGAATCTTTAACGGCAAATCTAATTTCTTTTTGCGCGGATACTAAAGCTTCAGCTATCTGTTTGATGCTTTCGGAAGTTTTCATCTTATCTTGTCCTAAAAAGTTTCGTTAAATTACATGCGATATTGTATCGTTATAAGCCCATTTAGCAAAGCTATTTGTTTCATAGTTTTCAGCTATAAACTTTGCAATTCTTTTAATTTCCGCATCGTAAACATCTTTAATGCGACCTAATTTATCATCTTTACTATCATACAAAATATTCTTTACTTGATTTTGAACTTCAACTTCATCATAAAAATCAGAAAAGACATCCACATTAAAAGATATATGATATTCAATTAATTCTTGCAAAGATATATGAGGTTCTAAATCCAAAAAGTCAGGATCAGGATTCATCATAGTTTGAATATGAATCTTGTGTTGCATCTCTCGTTGCTGGTCAGACATATTTGCCCCCGTAACTTGTTGATTCTTTCGCATTTTAACCTTATCTTCTTGATTAGGCAACATTTTTATTTCCCCATTTATAAGTGTCTTTAATTTTTATCCATTTAGCTTCGGCGGCTTGAAGAAAAGAATACTCATCTAATTTAGCGCCATCAAAAGTTTCATCGCCAAATTCATCTAATTCACCTTCATCATGGGAAGCCCAAGCTTTTTCAAGATTTTCAGAAATAAGTTGGTTGGCTTTGTCATACCAAATAACGCCACCATTTTTAAGATTAAAGTATTCACATTTATATGGATCACTTGCTTGGTCAATTAACCAAAACAATTCTTCGAGGTCGCGATAAGCAAATATACCTACTATTTGTCTATCATCATAATGACGAACTAATGCAGTAGCCATATTATTTACCCATCCATTCAAATACCATTGGAGTTAAAATATAAAGGCAAATTGCAAACCAAGCCCAAAAGGCGGTAGCAAAGATACATCCGAGAATTAAGTCTTTTTTCATCTTGTCTTATCCTTTCTTATTCAATTTCTGATTTATAGGGATCAATTTGTGTTTGCACATACTCGTAATTACCACTTTGCGAATTATGCTTGAGTTTTGAATTAGGTGCAACAAATTCGTATTTGTCGGCAGTCCAATTATATTTAAGCTTGGCATCTTTAGGAGCGTAGTTATATTTATCTTCAACCCAATTATATCGAAGCTTGGGTGATTCACCTGCGAATGATGCGATTGGTAGTGCGATTAATAGTGCGGTTAGTAGTTTCATATCGTTTCCTTTTTAGTTGTTACAAGTGCTAATATACCCTTTTAAATATTTGTGTCAAATTTTTTAATGAAGAATAACGAACACCTGGCACAGACTTTGCTTATTAAATGGTTTAGGCTTCAATACCCATTAATGGCTAAATGCCTGTTTGCTATTCCAAATGGCGGAGCTAGGCATATCGGAACGGCTATTAAACTTAAACAAGAAGGAGTGACCGCAGGGGTATCCGATTTGTTTCTTATGATTCCAGCAAATGGGCTTCATGGGCTATTTTTAGAGATGAAGGCAGACAAAAGTGCAAGATTACAACAAAACCAAGAACAGTTCCTTACTTTAGCAGAATCAATGGGTTATGGTGCGGAAGTGGCTTATGGATTTGAGGAAGCTCAAAAAATAATACAAAAATACTTGCAAGAACGATAACAATCGGTTAATAATAAAAAAGACAAGATAAAAGAAAGGTGAAACTAATTGCATTATTACCAACATAACATCGCGGATTACCGCAAAGATACAACACACTTAACATTGCTGGAGCATGGATGTTATAGACAACTACTAGATCAATTCTATCTTGATGAAACACCGCTCCCTTTAGAAGAAGATAAATTATTTAGATTATTTAACGCAAGGACTGAAGATGAAAAGAATGCTATTAGGAATGTCATTAATGATTTTTGGACTAAAACTGAAGATGGTTTTATTCAAGGAAGGTCTAAAACTGAAATTGATGGCTATAAAGAACGCATTGAAGTAGCCACTAAATCCGCCAAGAAGCGATGGGACAAGGGTTCTATGCCAACCCAATGCCAACCCAATGCTAACTCACTAACTAAAGAACTTAATAACTTAATAACTAAACAACCTATAAACACATATATATCCAAAGACTTCGATGTCTTTTGGCAAGCATTCCCTAAAAAGAAAAAAAAGGAAGATGCGAGAAAAGCTTGGAATACGATAAGACCTAATATAGAAGAAGTGTTGAAAGCCATTGAATGGCAGAAACAATCGCCTGAATGGTTTAAACAGGGTGGACAATTCATTCCGTATCCCGCTACATGGATACGCTCCCATTCTTGGGAAGATGAAAAGTCCGTTTCAGTAACATTTTAGGAAGAAAGATGATAAATGAAATTTTATGTCTATCAGCAATTATGTTTGGTGAAGCAAGGGGTGAACCTGATCTTGGAAAAGTTGCAGTTGCTTATACTGCGATTAACCGCAAAGCCGATCCAAATTATCCGAAAACTATTTGTCAAGTAATGAAGCAACCCGCTCAATATCAGTTTCTTGATTACGGGATGCCAACTAAAACACAGATAGCATATTTAGAACCGCTAGCAAAAGCGATTTTAGAAAAGAGGATAGATGATCCAACAAGGGGGGCAAAATTCTTTCATACGAAACAAATGCCAAAACCTTTTTGGGCAAGACAAAAGGAAGTTAAGATAGCTATAGCAAATCATATATTTTATTAACAAGAAAAGGACAAGAAATGACACAAGATACAACAATGGGTAATTTAGAAACTTGGGTTCGTCAATTAAATGGCGAACTCAATGTTCAAGATATAGCAAAAACTAGACCAGCACCAATAGAAGATGTAGTAGCTCCCTATTCGGTATTTTTAAGGCATTATGATAAAGTAGGTCTTTGTGCCGCTACAAATAAAAGACGCGCTAGTCGATGCAATGTAGAATTTGTATTTGATGGCAATACTCGTAAACTTAAAAATGTAAGAATGATTAATCAAGATGAAGAATAAAGAACCTGATACCAAAGAATGGCTTTTAAAAGTGCATAGACAAACTCAAACTGATCTTGAGTATAGAAAGGCATTGGCTAGAGATGTTAATGAGCTTGTAGAAGCATTAGATTGGATGGTAGAAGGTTTAACTCAAGGTGATCCTAGATTTGATGAAATACCTTGTGTTAGAAATGCAAAGGTTATATTAGAAAAATTAAAAGGATAAGACAATATGGAAACTAAAGCATGGCTGATAGAAGAAACAGGTCAAAATGGCGAAATAGTTTGGAAGATGATTTCATTTTTTGAACCCGACAGTCTTGAGTGGATGCGCGACCTCAAAGGTAAGCGCCACAATCTTACAATCACTAAATTAATAGCTGGTGAATCTAAAACAATCAACGGGGTTGAGAAGAAATATGATTCTTCAAAATTTGTGGTTGGTCTTTAAGATTGTTGGTTTTCTTTTGTGGGTGGTTATATTCCTGGTTGTTTCATTGGTCTTATATTTCCTATGGGAAGAATTCAATGGTTAAAATTATTAATTTTGCAATCAAAATATTAATGATGGGCGGTTTTTTTGGTCTTTTATTGGGATTGTCATTAGTGTTAGAATTAACATTTATTCGATGAGTATTAGTATGGAAGTTCTATTTCGCTATTTAGTCTTTGATGACTTTGGCGATCCGCATAAGCGCTTTCGCACAAAGCATGAAGCTGATATGTATATTATTAATCGACCTAATCATTCAATTAAAAGATTACCACCGCAACCAAAAGAAAATGTATTTGATTTAATAACAGACGAGCCACCATTTTGAGCCATATATTAATTATTATTACAGGTCTTATCTATTCATATATTAGCGTTGAACAATTTTATCTAGGCAATAATGGAATGGGTATTTGTTATTTTGGATATGCTTTAGGAAATGTTGGTTTATATATGATGGCTAAATAAAAGGATTTTAAATGACACAAGACGATAAGATAGGTTTTAAATCAATGATGGATACAGTCACATCTTTGTATCAAAAGCCCGACCTAGATATAGACACTTTAAGAGTTTGGTTTCATAAGTTTGAGAAGTATGAATTTTATGTAGTGACTAAAGCTTTTGATAAGTGGGTTGATAACAATAAGTTTATGCCTACAGTATTTGACATACTTCAGTTATGTCGAGAAAAGCCAATTGAGTTTGCACAATTACAAGCACCGAAACTAAACAATCAACAGAACAAGGCTCAAGCTGATAAGTTATTGGCTATGATCCATGAGAAGATGCCGATTGAAGATAAGAAGCTAAAAGATATGAGAGCTTGGGCGCATAAAATTATTGCTAACCCAAAGAATTATCCAGCAATCTCACTTGAATTCGCAAAGGAAGCTATAAATGCAAAATAAATGGAGCAAAGTAAGTAAATATTGCATTGAACGCAATAATTTTTATATTTCCCGATACACTCTTGCGGATGGCGCAAATAGATATGTATTATGGGATGGATCAAAAATGATTAAAATACACGACAACGCACAGGAATTAAAAGATGAAGCACAGAGATTGGATAGTGAATCAACAAAACTTGGGCAATCTAACGACTTATTTGGAAGACTTAATCAAAGAAGGAAAGACACCTCAAGTTACGATCAAAGAAAAGGTTAGTGGTGATAAGAGGTCTTTGGAAGCCAATAAGTTTTTGTGGGGCAGGCTTTATAAAAGCATATCGCAATTTACAGGTTACTTACCTATGGAAGTGCATCTTCTATGCGGGCATCTTTTCTTATCTGAACAAAAAACTATTAATGGAGTTCAAGTTCCTTATGTTCGTTCAACAACTGATCTTACAGTCGAGGAATTTACATTTTATATACAGAATATTGAGAGTTATTTTGCCCAGCTAGGTTGGTCAATTGAATAAAGAAGAAAAAAAGCACTACGACAAATTGTCACAATTAGGATGTATAGTGTGTAGGCGAGAAGGATGGGGTTATAGTCCACCTCATATTCATCATATTAGACATGGCGTAGGGTTATCCCAGCGCAGTCATTGGTCATTAGCAATACCTTTATGCCCTAATCATCATCAAAATGGCGGTTATGGGATAGCTTTACATGCAGGACAAAAAGAATTTGAAAGAAAGTTTGGAACTGAAGTTGAGCTATTGCAAGAAACAATCAAGTTAATGAGGATTAAATTATGATAGAATTATTATTCGGTGTTATCGTTATGATAATTGCCATTTATTTTATAAATAGGTAATTTAATGCCAACTGCCCCTCTTAACACCAAGTGTCGAGAACTAGGTTGCAAGAATGAAAAAACTAGCCGATCCACCTTTTGCAATGAACATGGTGGCGCTATAACAGAAAAAGGCAAAGAGAATAGTAAGCTTTATGCAACTGCCTTTTGGAAAAAACAAAGAGTTATACAATTAAGCAAGAAACCATTGTGTGAAGCATGCTTACTTGAAGGCAAAGTAGTTCAAGCGCTTCATATAGACCATGTATTTCCTCACAGACAAGATCAGAATAAGTTTAGAAGTAATCTGTTTCAAAGTTTGTGTGCGCCCCATCACACGCTAAAAACTCAAGAAGAAAACAAGGGCATTTATCTTTACTATTCACCAAATGGAATTATTCAATACAATGACACAGATTATGCCAAACAAGTTATTGACCAAGCAAAATTTGCGTAAGATATATAAGCTATGTGCATCATTACCGCCGTTTAATGAATACCCTATGCCCCAGCCGCATAAAATTAGTTTTAGTGTAATAAACACTAATGAAGTGTTTGGCTATTTTCACACCGAGCCAATGAGAATTGAGATTGATAAAATGTGCGATACATGGGATCATATATTTCAAACTATGATGCATGAGTGTATTCATGTTGCATTGTATAAAAGCAATCACCATGACTTTGACCAGCATGAATTAAAGTTTAATAAAATAGCAAAAAGAATTTGTGATATGTATAAATTTGATATAAAGGAATTTTAAATGAATAAAGTTATAACATTTATATTAGCCCTTATTATTGGTGGCTTATTAGCTATTATTTCTGATCAAGTATTTGCGGCAGATACTAATATCACTACAAATATGAAAGGTATGCCTGTTCCTTCAGCTATTGCTCCTTCTATTTCTACTATGAATCCCAAGATTTGTAAAACAGGTGTAAGTGGCGGAGCTAACACAGGTGTTGTATCCATTAGCGGTGGATTTACAGTTGAAGATGAGAATTGCGCAAGGGTAGTTAAAGCTGAAACCTTATCTAATCTAGGATTAAAAGTAAGTGCCGTAAGTTTAATGTGTCAAGATGAAGCTACATGGGAAGCAATGGAAATGGCATCTAGTCCTTGCCCTTTTGGTGGAGCATTAGGCGATGTTGCTAGACGCGCTTGGTTTAAACGATACCCTGAAAGATTTTATAAATTATATGGTTCGGATTTTAAGCTTCCTGTTATTGCTGATAAGCAGTAATGCTTATGCTTGGTATTGCACTTATGTTCCTGATCAAAATGGATACATAACAAATTTACAATGCTATGACATAGATGAAGCAACTGCGCTAACAGGATATTGGTGTCCATATTATCCTAATGATCCAATATGCGCACCTTATATTCAGCCAGCTTGCACAGACGCTACAGAAACTAGAACTTTATCATGCCCTATAAATTATTCAGGTGCATTAAATCAAGTTAGGTATTATACTTGTAGCGCAAATAGTTGGTCGGCTTGGCAAGATAGCTCAAATAATTGTATTGCTGATCCACCAACTTGTGTATCAACGACAGAAACAAGGGCTTTATCATGCGCGAATGGTTACGAAGGATTAATAACGGAATTAAGAGCTTCACAATGCTCCGATCCGTATGGTTTGCCAACTTGGACAACTTGGTCGGAAATATCCAATACTTGCAAAATGACATTAGACAATCAGGACAATGTAACAAGCCCTGTGAGTGTAATAAGCCCTATCAATCCGAGCGGGATACTCAACACAAGTGTTACGCCTACGATAACCGAATCTGTAATTGCACAGACAGATATTGTGCAGACATTTAGTAACGCATTAAATAGCACTACAAGCGAAGTCAATACTGAATCTAAAAAAGAAGATACCAAATCAGAAAATAAGAAAGATGTAGAAATTGTTCCTGGATTGGGAATAGTTTTAAGTTTGGCTTTATTACAAAGCCCAAACAATTTAACTCAACCGAATATGGTTGATTCTTATAATTTAACGCAGGAAAATGATTATGGACTTCAACAAGGAATTTATATGGGGCTTATCACTCAAACAAGTATTTTTGATAGGTTCAACGCTTATAGCAGTCGTAGGAACGCCGATTTATTACGGAATTACGACTTTCAACAAAATGCGTTCGGTCGTTGATTCATACGATGAAAGCAAAGTGCAAGCATTAGAGATACAAATGAAAGCTCAACAAGAGCGTTTATTAGCTATACAAGATTCAAGCATTAGAATTAATGAGAAAGCATCAGACGCTATTGCATTGGCTAGAGAAACATCAGCTATTGCTAGAGGATCACAAAGAGAAGTAGAAGCTTCATTAACAAGCGTTCGTTCTGAAGTTAAAGCTCAAATAGATGGCTTAAACACTCAAATGAAAGCTATACAAAAATCAATGACTAACCCAATAGGAAATTAACATGCTTACCCTTATATCATCTTTACTATCATTTTTTAGTGGCGGATTGCCAAACATTCTTAACTTTTTTCAGGATCGCTCTGATAAGAAGCATGAGATTGAGATGTCAAAGCTTCAAACAGAAAAAGAATTGCAAATGGCTGAAAGAGGATTTATTGCTCAAGCTAAAGTAGAAGAAATACATTTAGAACAATCACAAGTAGAAGCTCAAGCACAAGAACGCAATGCTTTATATAACCATGATATTGAAATAAGTAAAGGCGCATCAAAATGGGTAGTAAATATTAGAGCTTTAGTTAGACCTGTTATTACTTATGGATTATTTAGTTTGCTTGTGTTTGTAGAAGTTTTTGGTTTCTTTTATGCTATTCGCACAGGCGTTGATTTCCAAATAGCTATGAATTTATTATGGGATGACGAAACACAAATTATATGGGCTTCAGTTGTTTCATTTTGGTTTGGCACACAAGCGTTTAAAAAATGAAGATATGCGATAAAGGTTTAGCTATTATTAAGAAATATGAAGGCTTTTATAATAAGCCCTACCTATGCCCCGCTTTAATTTACACGATAGGTTACGGTCATGTCTTATATCCCGAACAGGCAAGATTGCCATTAGCACAAAGAAAAGCATATCCACTAAAAGCAGAACATAACAGAGTATGGAGTAAAGAAGAAATAAATGATTTACTTATTAAAGACATTGCACGATTTGAAAGAGGAGTTACTATGTTATTCCCTGTGTCTTATCGATTCACTCAAGGAATGTTTAGTGCTTTATGCTCATTCGCATTCAATGGTGGCGTTGGGTTATTGCAAAGGAGTAGTGTTCGTTCTGCTTTGTTACGCGGTGATAAAGCTATGGCTGGTGAATCGTTATTGAAATATAATCGTGGTGGTGGTAAAGTATTAAACGGATTAGTTAAGCGTAGGCAAGATGAATACAATTTACTAATGTCATAACAATATAAGGATAAGACATGAATAGAACAGAGATATTAAATAAAGCTAATGAGATTATCACATTCGATAGGCAAGCAACGCATGGTGAAGCAGAGGACAGCTTTGCCGACATTGCAAACTTATGGTCAGCATACCTTCACAAAGAAATCAACCCAAAAGATGTAGCAATGATGATGGTCATGCTAAAGATAGTGCGATACAAGAAGAATCCATCGCATATTGATAACGCAATAGATTTATGTGGTTACGCCGCAATTGCAGGCGAGCTAGGGCAGGTGGTATAAATGATATTAAGTAACAACGCTAAAGCATTGAATAACTTAAACATTATGGGGGTGCTAAACGAGCAAACGCGACCCCAATCTTTCACAAAAGGGGTTTTGAAAGGGGGGTGTCTTTAATGAGCGCAAGAATACCAGCCGAAGTGCATTTAATTCATGGCACTAAAGGCGAAAAAATGGGAACGCTCCTTCCCGAATCAGTAAAAAAAAGAATTCCCGAATCCGAGTGGATGGACAACCCTGATGCCTGGAGCAAAAAAAGATTTTACGATGAAACTGCCGATTATCTTTTTGAAGTCTATGGCATAGGTTCGGATCAAGAACGCCACACTCTTACTATGCTGACAGATCAGATTGACACCTATGTTGATTGCAATCGACATATTGCCGTTGAAGGTTTAGTAACTAGCTTTAATGACGGAAAGACTATTGGTCCATCGCCTTATGTTTCTATTCGCAAAGAAGCTCTCAAGCAAATTATTCTTTTAATGAATGAGCTTGGACTTACACCAAAATCAAGATTAGCAAAACCATCATCTATGCCAAGTTCTACTTTAGGAAAATTAATGTTAGGACCACAAGTTAAGAGATGAGTTATTTAATTGGTGTTCAATATGCTCAAGATGTAGTTAAGGGCAATATTGAAGTTTGCAATAATATAAAATTAGCATGTCAGCGCTTCCTAAACTTTATGGAAGATAAGCATTGGGAATATGAGTTCTTTCCTGAATATGTAGAGCATGTATTAGATTTTGTTTCTGTTCTTAAACACACCAAAGGTCCTGACGCTGGACAACCAATAGTTCTTGAACCTTTCCAAGTTTTACTTCTTTGTGGCATCTATGGATTCCGCCATAAGAAAGACCATGAAAAAAGAATGACCACCGATGTCATTGTTTTTATTCCTCGCAAAGCTGGCAAATCAACTCTGACCGCAGTTATAGGTTTATATGAATTAGCATTTAATGAAGCTGGCGCTGAAGTCTTTACACTTGCAACTAATCGCGAACAAGCCACTATTGTTTTTGATGCCGCTCGCTCAATGGTTGAATCTATGCCCGATGAAATTAAATCATGGTATCGAGTAAGCAAATATGAGATTGGCAAAGCTAATGATAGTCAAACAATGTTTAGAGCTTTATCTCGCGACAATAAAAAATCAGGCGATGGTAAAAATGCCAGTTGCGCCATAATAGACGAAGCGGCTCAAATTGCTGATCGCAATAGTATAGAGGTTATATTTTCAGGCATGGTTGCGCGCAAGAATCCATTAAGGATTTATATTACTACCGCATCATTTACTAAAGACACAAAGTTTTTTGAAGATTTAACTGCTTTTGAAACAATACTTAATGGCGATGCACCTGACAATCCTCATTGGTTTGGTTTGTTATACGGACTTGATCCGCAAGATAATTGGAAAGATGAAACCACTTGGGCTAAAGCTAATCCAATGCATGGCATATCTGTTTACCAAGAAGCAATTAAAGAACGATGCGAACAAGCTAAATCAAAACCTGCCGCACTAAATGAATTTCTTTGCAAAACTCTTAATGTTTATGTATCTGCTAACACCGCTTGGATTGATCGCGATTACTGGGATAAGTCTATAGGCGAAGATAAAGGCGATCCTGAAGAAGTCTTTATTGGATTTGACTTGGCGGCAACTCGCGACTTAAATGCAGTTTGCACTTTAAAACGATATGCTTCCGAAGATTATTATGCTGATTTCAAATTCTTTTTGCCTGAAGAAGCGTTATCCTTGATTCCAACTCATTATCGTGGTATATTTGACCAAGCCGTTCAATCTAAAATATTGCATATTACTGAAGGCAATGTTATGGATGATCGCGAGATTTCAGAATATATAAAACAACAAGCTAGTTTATATAATGTTAAAGAAGTAGGTTATGACGCTTACAATGCGGCTTCTTTAGTTGCTCGACTACACGATAATAGCATTCCAGTTAAGAAAGTTGGACAGGGTATGGCGGTTTTAAATAACCCATCCAAGCATGTTGAAAAGCTCATCATGCAAAACGCTATTAAACACAATGGCAATCCATTTGTGGGTTGGCAACTAGGCAATTGCGAAGTTTATACCGATGTCAATGGCAATATTAAGATTCGTAAGAACGAAGCAGATAAGTCAGCAAAGGTTGATGGTATAATAGCGCTTATTATTGCGATGCATTGCTCACTAGATCATCCATTGACTTCTACCTCATTTGGTTTTAGAAGTATATAAAGGAAAAACATGGCTATATTAGATATATTCAAAAGAAAACCAAATCAAAACGCAAACGAAAGCAATACTCTTTTTGGTCAAACTGCGCTAGGAAATAACATCCTACGCAATGTTCAAGGTCAAAAAAATCAATCAAATAACCAATTATTATATGTAACAACAAGCTCTGTGAATGCGGCTGGTCGCGTAGTCGATATGTCTATGCTATCACGCAACTCAACTGTTATGGCTTGCGTAAATGCTAAAGCTCGCGCATTAGCTCAACTACCTATTAAGATCATGGCTTATGATGAGAATGGTAAGCTAGTTGATGCGGTTATTGATCCTAATGTGTCAGCTAGAGATAAAGCTAAAGCAAAAGCAGTTTATTATTTATTAAACAATCCTAATAACTATCAATCTGCATACGAATTTTGGTATCAATGGTCAATGTGGTATGACTTATCAGGCGAAACATTTACTGCTTTATGGCGTAAAGAGCAAACTAACTCTACGCTAACCCCAATGGAAATGTATCTTTTAGATTCAACCTTAATAACCGCTCAAATCACGCCTACTCGTTATCCTACTTATAGATTATCGACTAGCACTTATGGTTTTAACAAGGATGAGCCATTAGA